TATTATTTGGATCTTCCACGCCACCATATATAATAATTCCATTCCTACCAAATATGATTAGCTTGTCTTCAAAGGCAGCCAAAGAGGTGGCAAAATCATCGCCGACCATCCAGCCGCCGCCCTCAGAGTTAGATGGGAAGGTTATACCAGTTACATCAAATGAACCAGACCCAGCCCCGTGCCACTCGTCACTCCCAGCACCAGCCGTAGGAGAATCTAGGATACCGGAGTACACTACGGTTCTACCATCTGACTTGAGCCACCAAAGGCGCCCGTAAGCAGACAACACATCAATGGGTTCGCCAGGGTCATTATTAGAAAAAACAGAGTCCGAGAACGCGCCACTGCCGTCCCATTCTATAGGATTGTGACCAGCTTGTACACCAACTAGATACCCGTTGTAGTTAGTAAACTTCCAATTATCAGCAGTTGGAGTAGTAATTCCAGCGGTCTTGTCAGTCCAAGTCGTGAAATCATTGGCATCTGACGCAGAGACTTTATTGCCACCAGCAGCAATTAAATGAGTGTTAGTAACACTAGCTTTATACTCAAACACTACCTTTGTGTCAGCGCCACCGTTTATAGCAGACGAGTGTATGCGAGTAGAGCCTTTTCTAGACACAAGACGAGCTGAGTCATCAAACACTAGGTTTGTAGCTTCTAAGGCCCACCTAGGACTAATAGCAGCAGCACTGGCCTGGGTATTAAGCCCGTACAGACCAGGAGCCCTAGCGGAAATACTACGAAGAGGCGCTGGCATTATTCAGGCATCCAATCAGTTTCCCAACCCCAATGGTTCTTATCATAAGATATAGCATCTGCTAATGCATTATTAGCCTTCAGGTCTACTTCGTTCCACAAAGCACCCCCATCCTCGCCTCGCTCAGAGATAGCGTTAGCCCAAGCTCGGAGATACACAGCATGTTCAGACACTGTTATGTTGGTAGAATCATCAGTACCATCAACCTCTAAATCATCTTGAGGTACAACGCAATGAAATACCAAAGACTCAACTGAATTGGGTTGTGGGTAAAGCCGCACTTTAAGTTCACCAGAAGACGACAACCCGTTGAACATATAAAAGGACGGGCTTTCGTTCTGCACAGTTGTAATATCATACAACCGACGCATTTGTTCTCGACCCATCAGCCTGAGCTGTAGGTCTTCATCTTTATTGAATCCGTAAAGAATCCTGGAACGCTTATTGGTCCCCGTCAAATCATAAGAAGCTGTACCACTAGCGGTAGTAACATCTATCTCGGTATTCAACGAGGACCAGTTCCATGCGTCTTCTACTACCCTCTTAGCATCGTTTACAAGTTCTCCAATTAGTTTAGAGTAAATAGAGGCAGCTACGGTAGTAACTTCGTCCTCTCTAAGACGACGAAGAACTTTATTAACGATATTAAGATAGGTCATTAGAAGAAGGAGTCCTTGGGAACAACTCGCACATTCCACGTAGCAGAGGCCAAGTCAACACCCCCACCAGTGTTGTTTGCAAGCACAATAGTTACTGTATTAGCAGCCGTAACAGTAGCGGATACGGTTGCGTCAACGACATCTACTTCAGGAGAAACAAATACCATGTCACCCAACTTAGCACCAGGAACAGTAACATCTACTGCAACTTCATTGCCATCAGCGATAGAAGCCGGATTCCAAGTGGTGGTTACGGACGTACCAGAAAGTCTACTCATTTTAACACTCCTATTTGTTTAGTCTCTCAGGGGATAGAGACGGGGGGCCGTAGCCCCCCTTAAGGTTACGCAGGCACAACGAACAGAAGGCCAGCTTTATCCCGCAACTCACCAACACCATAGATGGTATCGGCAGTGTACAGGTCAGCCAGATACTCCTGCTTGTACTGCGTCTGGGAACGCACACCCAACTGCTCAACCAGAACCAGAGCAGACTTATGGACGTACATGCACGCACGGGTATCCTGAGAACCAGCGGTATCCGTCGGGCAGTTGCTGGACACATACACAGGGGCATTATACAGATTGCCAATCATGCCATTGCGGATGGAGTTACCACCGCCCGTTTCGCCAGTGAATGCCTGCTCCGTGTAACGAGGAATGCCCAGAAGGGTCTTCTTAGTGGTCGGAGGAACAATCCACACACGGTCGTTCTGAGGAACGTCCTCATCATCCAAGGTCTGGATCATTGTACGAACACCAGCGTCCGTTAGGGCAGCAGCATTATCATTGGTGCCCACAAAGAGAGTGGAACCATCACTACCAAGTACGGCAGTATCGCCGAAGTTAGTAGCAGCACCATCGCCTCCCTGGAGGTTATACGCAGCGGTCCACAGATCATCATCAACCTGGGTAGCCAGAGCATAACCAGCGTCATCAGTATAGAACTGGCGCAGAGAATCCAGAGCCTGGACATCAACAATATCCTCGATCAACCGAGAATACTCATACCACTTATCAATGGTAATCGTGATGGTCGAACCACTGTGAGCAATCAGAGTGACCTGAGTCTCAGTGGCCTTCGAGGAAGCAGAACCACGGGTCGGATTAGGGATGTAGATCACATCACCCTTCTTACCCTTATGATTCATTTTGGTGACATGATTAGCCACCACCAAGTTGGACTTATAGGCAGCAATTACCTCATCAGACCAAAGAGCAGGTACGAAACCTTCTCCCGGCTTAGTGCCGCCACCACCAACTTCACTTAGAATAACATGGTTAGTACCAAGAGCCATAATAGACCTCCATTAAATTAATTATCGGACCCGGCCCTCGGCATAAGCTTTCCTGATTTCAGGTGCTAACTCCAAGTAACGGTCGCGGTCCTCACTCATCAGACGTAGAATATCAGCGCGGCGATAGTATTTCTTCTTGGGCTTATCACCACCAGTACCAGTCTCGACAGACGCCTTTTTCAAAGTCTCCTCACGCTCCTGACTAAGCTCCTGCTGCCGTACTTCTCCAGCCTTGGCAAGTTGCTTGTAGGTGTCGATCAATTCAATAGCAGCATCTGCATCGAACTTTTCGTGCGCGTTGCGGAACATCTGAGCGCGGTAGTTAGAATCAAACACCCAGGATTGGAACTCAGGGTCCTTAATGAACTCTTCGTAATCAGGGTGCTTAGTAACCAACCGCTGTCGAGCCCTCTCGGTTTGGGTTTCACTGATGGTCTTCTGAATCGGTTCCAGTTCCTTGCGAATCTGCCTAGAAACTGCCTCTTCAGGCTTGTCCCAGAAATCTACCTCTTCCTCTTCTGCCTGGGTAGGCGGAGGTCCTGAACGGCCCAGATCACGCTCTACTAACTGGTCCGCCAGCTTACGCAGTTCCCCTACTTCCTGTCCCTTACGACCGAGTTCTTTTTCGAGGTTTAGATAAGACTGGACAACATCTTCCAGCTTCTTGCCCTTAAACTTAGGGGGCAACTCAAATTCCTCTAGCTCGTTATCAGCAGTGGTCTGATCTTCAGGCTGCTCAACGTTTTCATCAAAGTCCTCAGCCGAGAGAAGCTCTTCGCGAGCAGTGTCCTCTTCGGAAGGATTGACAAGTCGGGATGCGATAGTTACATTGTCGTTCGACATATTTACTCACCTCTACAGGTTATGAGTCTCTCTCTTTTTCCAATTTAAATTGCTGGTCGTGCATTTTATCCCACTTCGCAGCCATTGTTGGAAAACTCAAATCAACCCCCAACCTCATAGACATTCTAGGAGCGGGGATTAGCTTACGTGCAGGCCCTGTGCAGAATTTACACGGGATTTCCTGCAAATCTGGGTCTCTGAAGGATTCAAAAGTTTCTCCACAAGACCCACATTTATAATCAAGCAGCACTCTCATCAGAGTCTCCTTGATCTATATCATCTACTGCTCGCCTGATCTGGTCTTCCAAGAGTGAGAACTGTTCCAGTTTCCTGAGTTCTCCATGGGCCAAACCAAGGTCATACTCATTCTTACACCTACGCAGTCCATTGTAGTTCAAGTCCTTAATAGCCTGCTCCATTTCTTCTGCAATGTGTTTCCAGCCGGGCATTGCAAATACACTTAACATTTCTTCATACACTTTGCGCGGGTTTTCGCTCATGCGACCCTCCTTAAATTGAGAACCAGTCAGTTCCGTTATTGTACAACTTAAGACTTCCGTTATCTGAACTAATAGTGAATATAGCCTGTCCTGCTATAAATCCTGCGGTAGTACCAAACGTAGGACTGATACTAATACCAGTTACACTGGCTGTAGCAACTCCGGGTATCCTTGTTGGAATACCAAATGTAGGAGTTATTGTAAAGCTACTTATTTCTTGAACAACCGTGCCAGGAATACCCGTATGACTACCAAAAGTCTGATTTAAAGAAAATCCAGTAACTGTGGCTGTCTGTACTCCAGACACACCTATATGAGTACCAAATACAGGTGCTATCGAAAATCCAGTAGTAGTTCCTGTCGCCACCCCAGACTGGGTTGTGGGTGTACCAAATGACGGAGATACAGAAAAACCAGTAATAGTTCCAGTTTGCCCTCCACCGCCGCCCACCGCCGGGGCCGGCGCCCCAACGGCCCGCGAGGCAATGGCAACCCCGGCAATAGCCACTAAATCACCTCG